GAGTCCTTGGCTGGCCACAGCTGTAATCTGTGATCCTCGACCATCTCAGCGACATCGTCAAAATTATGTGTGCCTCCAGAGTATTCTAATGCCGCCTCCACATGGTGGCGCAACCTCTCCAATTGTTCTTGGTCGCTCATCGCTTGCCACTTGGGACTGCATCAAGCCTCATCACCCCAATGCGCCAATCAGCCAATACCGCACCAGTCACCTTCACATTGACCTGACGAGCTGCAAACCGGACATCAGTCGGATTGGCTGCCGTGTATGGTCCAAATGTCGATTGTGTGCCAGTCGGGTAATTTCGGGTTTTGAATGAAACCACCGCCTCACCCAAGGTCTGCTCATCTGGGACAACTTGTCTGACAGACATGATGTTGTCGCCATTGCCCAATTGAACTGGTCCACTTTCAGCATAAAGGCTGGCGCTGTCATAAGCAAAGCCCACCTCATGCTCATAGATATAGCCATCAGTTGAAACCATCAATGGGTTAGCAAACACTCCGGCATCAGTGCCAGCAGTTCTGGCCAATGTGCCTATGTTCCAGTGGTTTTCTCTGTAATTGAAAGTGACATAGCTGTCATTCTCATTGCTGCCACTGCTTGGGTAGTACCACCAGATTTCACCAAATTGGCTGTTGTGGACCGCATAGACTTTGGATGCTTGGCTGAAGTTCATATTGCCAAAGACATAGTCCGACACATCGCTTGGCAGTGGCTTGACATAGCCGTCATAAATCCAGAAACCAGACTTAGACATCCAAATGGCAGCAGTGTCAATGGCCGCCACCGCTTGGGCCGAAATGAGACCGCAGCCAGAGCCAGCCTTCTCAAAGCCATAAACAAATGGAGCGCCAACATACTGGGCCGTGTGGACATCCACATCGGTAAACAGCAAGTTAACACCCTTAACCCGCTTGCCAGCAATGAGTGAGCCAGGCGTGGCCAGCTCATAGTCGCCTGCCTGATTGTCGGCTGCCGGTGTCCAAATCGTATTGTTCTCTTGGTCGCACCACTGCACCTTGCGTGGATTGCCACCCGCACCTAAAGCAAACATGATGCGCTCGGCAGTCACCAAGACCGCCTTATTGCCCGTAGGCGCGTTGGTAATGGCCGCAGCCAATGTGGGTGTTGTGAACCCCAATTGCCACTCATAGAGCTTGCCATCGGTGCTTGAGCAGGCAATCAAATACTCGCCCCATGTGTCCATGGACCATGTGGTGGCAGAAGTAACTGACCCCAAGTCGGGTCTGGCCACGCCATAGCCAAATGAGCCATAGGTGCTATACCCGTAGCCAGTCTTCAAAACGGCATCAGCATTGCCAGTCGCAATGCCAGTTGGCGTGATCTCTTTGAGAGTGCCAGCCTCATTCATGGCGTAGAGCTTGGACTGTGTGCCTGCTGCAATCCACCGCAAAGCGCTGTTATCGCGCCAGGTGATGAAGCCTCTGCACAGACCAGTCATCTGGCCGGCAGCACGTTTTCTCCAGCCACCCATGGGCCGCAAAGTATTCTCGTACCAGCGCACAAGGTTTGCGTCATACCAGCGGCCTGCCGCTTGGTATTCAGTCCCGTTTCTGTAAATGCCTGGTGGTAGTTTGAGTGGTATGTACATGATGGCAATTATGTTGGTTTGTTTGACACAAATGTCATTGTCGCAATAAGTGATGCCGTTGAGGGGTAATTGCCTGATGCAGCATAAGCCTGAATCGTCACCAAAGTGTTGTCAGTCTCCCACCAAAGCTCGACATAATCATTTGCGTTAAGACTCAAAAAATAATTCCAGCCGACCAGTGCATGGCCATCGACTGACCCATGCTTGCTTGCGACTGCAAAAAATCCAGTTGAGCCAGTCACCACAGTCCCATTGATCTTGAGCCAGACCCTGACATCATGGTCCTGAGAGTCGGTGTTTTCAAACTGGCCAGACCACTGCAAATTCCAAATACCAGAGTCAACCACTGTGATGCGTGAATTGCTTGCGACACTCACGCCATTGGCGTAATCGACAGTATTCAGTGTCATGGCATAGGCCGTGTTGGCCACTGCCGCAGTCTGGTCCACAGTGCTTTGAAATGCCCCATAGGGGTTGTTCATAAACTTGCCGCCCCTTGGTCCAAACAGAGACCCCAAGACTGTTGTCAGTTTTCTGAAGTAATTATTGATTGACCCATAGTTCTCATTAAAGTGCCTGCGCTCATATCCCTCTGGGGGGAAGCCCAGACTGGGTATTGATGGAGTCTCTAATTGCTGCTTGGTGGTCATGGCCAATTATGTCAGGACAGACAGCGCATGGTTGATGTGTTTGATCCTATCGTCAAGCCCTATGAACCCACCATTGATCTTTTTGGTCATGGTCCTATAGTCTTGGTTGTCAGCATACTGGTTGAGCTTGTGGGTGTCCCAGAACCAGCCGGCAGTCAGCGCAGCATACTGGGGCGTGGCCACCAGCTCGGGCTGCATGATCAGGTCCACGCCAAGCGCCTTGCCTGCATGGTGGTAGTTCGCTGACCCTGTGAGCTGGATGCAGCCACGGCCTCTAAACCGATACCCATCCCCACTGGCCTCATCCCTGTTGCCCATGCGTGAGCTGTAAACAGTGTTGGCAATGAGCTTGGGGTTTCTGGCGCAGGCTTGGGCCTTGGCAGCGTCAAAGCGCTTGGGCCAGAGCTTTTGCAGTGCTTCAGCTCTGTAGTTCAAGTTCTCTTCCAAGATTCTGAAGTTGCCACACTCATGGCCACACTGGCCAATAAAGGCAGCCTGTCTCAGTGGCGTTGAAATGTCAAAGCGCTGGAAAGTCTCGTTAAGCGCATCGACCCACTCTGGACCAATGTGCAGTTGCTGGAGCTGCTGACTATTGACCATTGACAAGTCTCCTTACTTCTTCGTAGGCGCTGGCGCAGGCGTTGAGCTTGGTGATAGCTTTGTCTCCTTCGGCTGCGATGTCGATAAGAGCTGCAATAGTCTGTCGCTCAGATTCGCTTGCATCGGACTGGCTGGGTTGTGTATCTCCAGTGGCAGTGGTGGCACTTGCATTGTTTTGTGGACAACTTGGGGCTGGGAGCCGCAGCCGACCAGTCCTAGCAAGCTCATGCATAGCAGACTGTTTTTTCTTGACATCATCTTGGGCCTTTCTGAGTTTCGTTTCCTGATCTTGCAGTTTCTCGCCAAGCTCTTTCTCTTTGGCTCTGGCTTCATCATTCTTTTGGGCAATGGCAATCTTCATGTCATTGTCCCTGTCTTGCCAGCCAAAGTGATAGCCACCTCGGTAAGAGCCAAACAAGGCAATGCCGATTGCCAGGGCTATATAGGGTAGTGGGATGCCAAACATTATTCTGACTCCTGTCTGGCCTGCGCCAGCTGCTCGCGCTCATGGTCATCCTCAAGATGGTCCGGTGGCGTGTCTGGTGGTGGACCAGGAGTCCAAGACTCATCTAGTTCTGGATTGGTCCACTTGGGCATAGCGCCAAATGGCTGGCTGGGGATGCCGTTGGTGCTAGATGTAAACCCGTGATTGTTGCTGTATCCATACTGGCCATATTGCTGGCCCATCGACTGACCAGGGCATTGGCCCATCTGCATGGGTGGTGGCTGCTGCCTAGAAGTCATTGCCCGTTTGCCGATCACACCGCCAATGCCGCCCACAATCAGCAGAACGATATCGTTCAGCATCTTGGTGTAAGCCTGGTCAATTGGGGCCATGCTCTTAATTGGCTGGGTCACAAAGGTCACAGAGTACAAAAGCGCAATCACGATAAAGAAAAGAATCAGGGTGACAGCAAGCACCACAATGCTCCAGACCCTGACCTCGATCTCTTCAGTTGTTAGGTTTAACTTCGTCAACTTTTTTCTCCAAGATTGGTGCGACTAAATACTCAGGGCAAGTCTGGGTGAACATACATCTAGGCTTTTGGCATTCTGGCGCGTGAAATTGGTCAGGATTCTGGCACTTATAGCGATATTTTTCTTCGCAGCCAGTGAGCATTATCAAAGCAATTGCAAGCAGATATTTCATGTGTATACATCCACAGAATTAGGTTTGACCCATTGTGTCTTAATCTCTTTGGTCTTATGCGCCAGTTCTGCCTGCCTGTTCAAAATCTCCAGCTGCTTTAGATTCTGCTGATGCATCACCCTCTGGGCCTCTCTCAGCATATTGGCATTGATCTGGTAAGCCGTGATTTTCATTTTCCAAGCCCCACCTTTCCAAGCAGCAAATTGACAATTCTGTCTGACAAGTCATCCGGCAAAAATTTGAGAAAGCCAAGGGCATATAAAGCCACTGCCCCATAACAGAAAATTTTTAGGCAGATATCGAACGTTTTTTGGTACTCATTCATCTGCCACCACATCTGCGAGTCGTTGCACAAAATTCCATCAATTCATTGACTCCAATGAACACCAGAAACAAGACAAAAGCCACACCGCCAATGATCATGGCCAGCTCATTCATTTCATCTTCTTTGGCCTTGGCTGCTTTCTCTGCCTTCTTTAAAGCGCTCAGTTCTTTGGCATCAGCAAGGTCCATCTCAGCCTGTCTGGCCTTGATCTTGTTCCAGACATCAATCTTGCCGGTCTGCATGAAAAGCATTTTTAGCTCTTCCTCAAATGCTCTGGCCTGCTCCAAGGCCATCTCGATCTGGAGGGCCGTTCCCATGTTCGAGCCTTTGCCAGACTGTTTGGCTTGAAGCATGGCCTTTGTGGCCACGCTCTTTGCGTCAAATAATTTCCCAATCATTGGCGCAAGTGAGCCTAAGTCTTGGGCCACACCCGCAGCCTTCTTGACCATGCTGATGGCGCTTTGTATCCCTGCTAGGGCCGTGATTGGATCGATCATTTCCTCTTCTCCCACTTGAGACAAACAACCCTCCGATTGTAGACATCACCGGTCCAAGACCACCTGGTGCATCGATATTCGGCAGTGGCTGCTAATAGGACCAGAGCATAGATCATGGCCAAAACAAAATGATGACAGTAAAGCACCAAATGATGGTGGCCGTCAGTAAGGCCGCAGCAATGAATGCCACGGCCCAGTCTTTCATAGCCCGAAAATCTTCTTGACGAATTCGGCAGCCACCCCTGGTCCAAGCAAGACGGCCAAGATTGCTGCATAAAGCAAATATTCAATCTTGGTCATGCGTCTGTCGCCATCCTTTAAAGTGTTGGCGATAGAGTTATATCGCTCGGCACAGATCGCTTCATGCACCGCTAGGCGCTTATCTGTGTCGGCATCCATGATTAGGCAGATGCGGATTCAGCCGCAGCCTGTGCAGCTTCAGCAGCCAATCGTTGTGCTTCAAGTTCAGCCGCAATTCGTGCTTGCTCTGCCTGATAAGCCGCAACCACT